CTTCGCAGTTTTACCAGGGCATCGGGTCGGTCCCGCCGTCTCTTTCCGCCTCGGCCAGATATTCGTCCAGCCCCTCCAGAATGTCCTCAGGAGCGTTCTCGTTCATCTGGGACATCAGTCCGGCGATGAGTCTGGATGGAAAGGCGAGGTGGACCTCAAGGGTCTGGCTGGTCACGGTCTTCCCTTTGTTTTTTCCCTTGCTCGGTACGAAAGCCTTCTCCACCATCTTCCCGAATACCGCCACGGGGTCGCCGGGTCTGAGTTTGCGAACGACTTCATATGCGAAGGGATTACCGGGGTAGACCCGGCAGTTGACGAACCCGTGCCTCCTCCATCGGACTCCGAATTCAATGTGCAGGGAGTCGGCCTTTTCCCGGATCACCTCGGTAGGGGAGCGGGTGGTCACCACTCCCCATACGAGGCAGTCGTAGTATCTGTCTGTGTTCGGGTCGCGTGGGTCTCCCTTGGTCAGGATCGCGTCGATGACCTTGAATTGCCCTCCGAGCTTTGCCATCTCCCAACCTCCGGCTAATGTCTCAGGCGAAGAAGGTTCCGATCACGTCGTCTTCCTGCGCGGGCGTGGCGTCGGTCTCCTGATAGTCAACGTCCACGGCGGCTTCCGTGGGGTCGTCAGCGTCGGTCTTCTTCTTCCGCTTCATCCCTGCGGGCTTCTCGTCTCCCTTGGGGGCCGCTTCCTCCGGCGCGACCTGTACGCTCTGCGATTTGACTTCTCCCGTGGTCTGGTCAACTTCGATGGTGTCGAAGCTTCCGATGGCGTCCATGACCGCCTCGCTGGAGTCGTCCTCCTCCATCGCCTGATTGACGCGGGTGGAGGCGGCAAGGGTGACGTAGCCGGAGTTCAGGAGCTTCCGCAGGACCGTCTTCTTGAACATGGCGTCCGGGTTTTTGTAGTAAGCGCTGGATTCCCGGAGCCGATCGGCCTCTTCCTTGCTCATCTCACCGCTCATGAGCCGGTAGTATTTCTCCCGGCTGAAGTTCTTGGGAGCATAGGTCTCCGCATGGTCCATGACCGCGCCCACGCTCATGTACTCGCCACGGAAATAGCCGTCCTTCTTTTCGCAGTAGGCATAGTAGCCCACGATGGGGTGCTTCTCCGCTTCCTCGTCGGTCTCGTAGACGCTGAAGTCGAATTCCGGGCGCTTCGTGCGCTTGTTGCGCCCGATGTATTCGCCCTCGCGGACCTCAACGCAGTCCATGTCCGCCACGTCACCCCCGCTGAGGGCCAGTTGGATGAGACCCTTGTAGCTGCGGATGAAGACCGCCGTGGGCTTGTAGGGTACGATGTAGTAGCCGATGCCCAGGATCAGGCCCTCGCCCTCGCCCCGCAGACCGGCGGCAAGGATGGAGGCGCTGCTGCATTCCTGCAGCGCCGGGGTGCTGGCTACCGCCGCCACGATGCTCCCAACGAAGCGGGCCTTGCTGGCCGCATCGGGGATGGCTTGGTTCATAAGCTGCTGAGCAGCCTTGCTCGAAATGAAATCGCTGAACTTTTCGTTCTTCTGGATGCCACCGACGCCCTGCGCGACGATAGCGTTCTGCGCTCTTGCCATATCAATACTTCTCCTTTTTGAGTTTTTCCCTGATTCGTTTGATCCTGGTCTCTGCCCAGGGGCCGGAGTGCCCCATAAGGTTCCCGGTCCTCCATACGCCGACTCCGTTGAGCCGGTATCGGATGACGTCTTTCTCCTCGTCGGTGAAAAGCTTCTCGATCATGTCTCTTGTATCCGCGTCCTCGAACGGAAGCTCCGCTTTCTCATCGCGAAGGATGTCCATGAATGTTGCCTTCGTGTCCGCGTCGAGGCGTTCTTCGAGGGAGACGGCGTCCGGGATATTTCCTCGAAGCTTGCTTCTTTCACCCTGCCATATCTGGTTGCGGATGCATTGGACGGCGAAGGTCGCGAAGCGGTTGCCGGAGGCTGTGTCAAAGTGGATCGCCGCTTTCCACAGCCCCAGCAGTCCTTCCTGAAGGGCGTCTTCGTTCACGGTCAGCGCTGTGTATTTGCGTATGGTGTGCGGTACCAGCCTCATGTTCTCGTAGAATAGCTTTTCCGCTGTCTCCCGGTCGTTCAGGCGCTTGCTTCCTCCGAAATGATTGCTCTCGCCGCCGCTGCCCGGTACCGCTCCCGTTCCTGTGCCGCCATCTTCTCCCGGTTTCTCTTTTTGTATTTGCTGTTGTAATCTGGGTGCTGCTCCCGCCACTTTCGGTTGTATTCGCTTTTCGCGGCCCTCTGCTGATCCGTCGTCGTCTGGCTGCGTCCACGCTTCCACAGCTCCGGTATTTTCCCTGTGGCCAGCCTGTCCAACTCTTCGCTCAGCCGGAACTCCGAAGCCGTCAGCGGCTTCGCCATGCACTCTGCGTCCCATGCCGCCATGCTCTCCCTTTCTGCCGGGGAGTATCTCGTTGCGATTCCCCCTGCCATTTTTCAGTCCCCTTTCAGTCGAATTGGTTTACCGTTATGCGATCTTATGTCTACAGCTTTGCTTGCACATTTCCCGTTGCGGACCGCAACAGAAGGGAGGTCAGAATTTCCGCTTGGCGTAGGTGCTGAGCAAAAGGGCCTCCGCCATGTTGTCGTCTTCCTTCCGGCTCCGCTCCGTCCGAAGAAGGTTCACGCCGGGATACAGCCGCTTGCAGACCTCAATGGAGTTCGCTTTGTCGGAGTTCAGCCCGAATTCTTTCTTCCACTTCTGCGGCGTGATGGGCTGATAGGGAATACCGATGGCGTCAAGGATGCCATGAAGCCAACCTATGGACCGTCCGAAGTTGTGCGCTGCCACAACGCCCTCTCGCGGGAGGCTGTGAACGTCCTCGATACAGCAGACGCACTCGACGCCGGAGGTCTCCACCGCAAGCAGAGTGCCGATGTACCGGTCCCGGTCAAACGGGATGATCAGAGGCCCGTCTTCCAGCCTCGCCGTGGCGTCGTATTCCGCCAGGGCCGCGCCCCATCCGATGATCGCAAGCGCCCCCCTCTGTCCGGGGTCGATTCCTATCCAGATCATTTGTTCTTTTCCTCCCTGAATACCTTTCCACCCAGGTACAGCTTGTATCCGGCCTTCCGCAGTTCGTCCCGCCGTTCCCGATCCGGGTAGCAGGAGGGGTATTCCGTCTGAGCCAGAACCGCCCCATAGGCGTTCCTCACCTCGAAGAGCATCCCCTTCTCCGGCAGGGGAAGTTCTTCCTTCTTCCTTCGCCCCGCCAAGCTCAGACCCTCACGATCTTGACGCCGATGCGGTCACAGGCGGTCTTCAGTTCAACAAGCTGCTGTCTGGTGGCGATGGCCCGGAATGTGATATCGTAAACGGTTTCTTCCTTTGCGGGCGCGGCCTTGGGAGCGGGCATGTCCTGGCGCGGCGGCTCCGGTTCCTTCGGCTTCTGCGCTTCGGCAGCGGCTCGCGCTTCCATGCGCTTCTTCTCCGCTTCTTCTTCCTTCTTGCGCAGGGCTTCTTTCCGCTCGTCCTCCCGGCGCTTCATCTCCGTGAGTTCGCCGTTGAGCTTCATGGAGTCGCTGAGACTGTGGCTTTTGCGGAAGCAGTCCAGCATAGCGGCCTCAAACTCGCTGTGCATACTGCGGATGGCAGCTACCCCGTCGGAGCAAGCTTCGATGCCCTGCTTGATCTCCGCCACGGCGGTTTCCTCGGCGTAAGTGGCGTTTCCCCACTTGGGGTTCATCACTTGCTCGAAGCTCAGGAAGGGAGCCATCTCGCCCACGTTCTCGGTGAAAAAGGCTTCCAGCCTCGCCAGCTTCTCCGCCTTCTTTTGTTCCGTGTAGCGGTTGATCTGCTCGGAGAGGTTCGTTTCGCTTTCGTAGCAGACGGCGGTGAGCGCCTTGCACTTCTCCTCGAAGGCGGTCAGCGGCGCTGTGAAGTCCCGCTTGACGCTTCGGCGGTATTCGTCGATGCTGTTCTTCACCTTGCGGATGCGGGCCAGCAGGTTCTTCCCCCCGGCGATGTCGCTCTCGCTGATGACCAAGGTCTCGTAGGGCCGCATCATTTCCCGGAGCTGCGCCTCCACTTCCTCGAAGTTCGCGTTGAGGACGATGCTCCGTGCCGTCGCCAGGGCCTGGTCGTCAACCCTGAATTCCAGTTCAGCCATCGTCTTCCTCCGTCATGACCTCGACGATCTCCTTGCAGGGGAAGCTCGGCTTCGGGCAGTTCACCGCGAACACCCGCGCCTCCTGCCTGGGGTTCTTGACGGTCGGGGCGTAGACCTTCTGCCCCAGCCGCAGGTCCAAGTCGGAGCGGTAGGTGTAGGGTCTGGTTCCCCATTCGTTTTCGCCCTGCTTGTAAACTACCTCGTAAAAATTGGTACCCATTTTTGTGTCTCCTTTCAAATCCATTGATGATTATTGAAGTCCTCCAAGGCTTCATCCGCCTCTCGCTGCAAGAACGTGAGGTCGTAATACTTTTTGTGAAGTTCTTGTGCCAACCCTTTCGAGCCAGGGGTCTTGTCACTTGTGAGAGAGTCAAGCTGTTCCTCTGTCTCTTTGATTCGCCTGACGTAATAGGCACATTGGTCAGAGAGCAAATCGTTGATGAACTTGATTGTCGTGTACTTCATGCGACCCCCTCAAAACCGGATCGTCAGCCCAGGACGCTTGCCGGTCAGGACGCAAGTCCAGAATTCGGTAACCTGCTGAAGCACCCAAGCCAAATCCTCACGGTGTTCATCCCGTTCAATCAGAAGCGGGTCCTTTAGGGTAATGTCGCCGTTCCGGCTCCATAGCGCGGCTTGGAGAACCACGAAGCTGTATCCCGTCGCCATCAATTGTCCGAGTGTCTGAAGGTAATAGTGGTCTGGCGCTCGACCGTCCCATTTGGCCCATTCTGATTTGCCGTTCGGCGCGGCAGTCTTGATCTCCAAGATCCCCTTGCGCCCGTCACCGTCCAGAAGTTCACCGTCCAAGGTCGCAAATAAGAAAGGTCTTTCGGATTGGTACAGAATGTCGAATGGATGGTGCTCCACGGAGTATTCCGGGTGGAGGGCGATGAAGAAGTCCCTCACCGCGCCCTCCATGTTGGTTCCCCTGCGTACTTCCGCGTTTCCGGCTATGTCCTTCGGCTTGCGAACGCCGACTTTGACTTCCCACAATTCGTTCCGCGTCGTCCAAGGAGACATCCCACAGGCAGCGGCAACCTCAGATGCGCCCAACCCCTGCCTGGATCGTCCTTCCAGCCAGCTCTCCCGATCTGGGAAACTGATGCGCTGTAAGCTCATAGCTTCGTCTCGTCCAAGCGACGAGAGGATCGGTTGTTGTTGTAGATTCGGAGGATAGACTTCGCATACATGACCTGAGCAGAGTCGCTGCCAAAGCCTTTCCCTTCTCGGATGATCTGCGCGGGTGCCACCTTAGAGAGCCGCTTCGCCAAGTCTTTTGCCTTGAATTCCCCATCATAGGTCTGGAAGAATTTCGCCATTCCTTGAAGGATTTCACGCTGAAAAGAATCAGGTTCTCCGTCCCATGCGTCCCGAACAGTTGAGAGAAGTTCGACGTACATAATACGCGGGAGCTTTTTATAGATCCCGAACGCCGCAGACACCGCGATGATTTTGTTTCTGGCCTGTCCACGGGAAAAGTCGATTCGGACTCCGGCAAGCTCTGTGGCTTTAACAAAGTCCATGACTTCTGGGTCTCCTTGGAAGTAGAGTACGCGAAATTTGTCGTTGGCTCCGACCGGGGCGCTGTGCCCGTTTTGCTGAATGAAGAGCTCCGCTTCGTCTGTTTCGGTCAGACCATAGTAAACCTTGCACCGTACCAAGCAGTCTCCGCCTCTGATCGTTTTTTGTGCGATCATGGTGTGCTGACCGTCAATAACGTAGTATCTCCCGTTCCGATAAGATACCTTGATGGGATTTACCAAAAGGGGGTTGAAGTCCTTCACGATCTGGCGGACTCTTGACATGCGGAGTTCTCTCTGAGCGTGGGGGTTGATGGTCAAGTCCCTGGTGTTCAGGGTCTTTTCTTCAAAATAGACGCCGCTAGGCAGCTTCATATAAGGTTCCTCACTTTCACTATCGCGTCGATGATATCCTGTACGCCCTTCCTGATTCGGTCTCTGTCCTTGTCTAGAACCGAGTGCCGGATTACCAGCGTGTTCCTGAGCATATCGACATAAGCTTTGGCGTTTACTACGATTTCTTCGTATAGATCATCGACGGAGTATTCCGCTACGGGCTCAGTTTCGCGGGACGCAGAACTGTATTTCGACATTGCGTCGTTGATCGCCCTGGTTTCCTTGCCATAACCCTGCTTCTTTTGTCGGGGTTCCTTGGATTTCATAGCCTCCGGCTTTTGGCCTGATAGGATCGCGGCCACAACTTCTCGGCGCTTCTCTGGCTCCATCTTCGGGACCTCCGATACCTGGGTCTTCGTGAGGCCGCTCTTTCCTTGAAGCACCTTGTCAGCAGCCTCCGGGGATACTTCCTTGATGGCGTCAACGCCGTCGTGGAACTTCTCGGCGCGTTCAATTGTGGACTGCCCAACCCCAAGTTCCTTTGCGATAATCTTTGCGGTTCTTGCTGGGCCTTTTACCGCGTCTTCATTTAGATGACTCGGAGAAAACCGACCGCGTTCGTCCCTTGTGGATTCGCTCTTCTTCCTCGCCTTATACATTTCCCCGCGAATGTAGGTGATCTGCTCGTCGTTGAGGTTGTGCTTGTTGAGTTGGTTCCGGCAGATCCACTCCAGCGCCGCCCAGCGGTTGGGGAAGCTCTTGCGATCAACGGTGTATTTGTCGCTCAGAGTCTCCCAGTTCTCGCAGATGATGCGCCACCGGTGATGCCCGTCCAGCAGGATGTTTTCTTCCTTCCAGACCACCAGAGGGTCTCGGACGTATCCGTCTCTCAGAATGTCCTCTCTCAGACCTTTGAACTGCTCCTCCGTCATCGGGGGGATCTTGTCCCGGAATTCAGGGTCGATTTTTAGGTTTCCGTTGAATTTCGTGGAGCGTTGTGCTACAATGTCCATGAGTTAGGGATTTCACCATCCTTTCTTCCAGCCGCTTCGGATGCGCCAACATCCGGGGCGGCATTCTTATTTGAAGCCTCCGATCCGCTCAATGAAGCGTTCAAACTCCCAGATCAAATCCGTCGCCCGTGTGAGCATCCTGATATCCGTTTCCACGGTCTCTTCGCGCTCTCCGTCGTCGGTGAACGGGATGTCCTCCAGCCGGATAAGCTCCTTCCGAAGTGCTGAGAGGAAGCTCTGTTCCTTGTCGCCGTTGAAGTAATCGTTCTCGGCGAGGGTCATCAGCCTGACCAATTGCTCATAACCATACAACAGGAATCTTCTGTCAAAAGGGAATTCAGGTTTCTCAAGCGACAGCTCTGCGATTTTGTTGAGCAGCCACTCGTACAGTTCCTCGTTGCTCGGCTTGGTCATCCCTGCGCCACCGCCTTTGCTATCTGTCGCTTGGTGTTGTTACCGGGCGGCAGGTCGTATTTCTTCCTCAGCGTCTTTGGGCTGATTCCAAGCCAAGCCGCCGTCTCCGCCTTGGTGATGGTGTCCCGACCGGGGAAGGCTTCATCAAGCCGTTGTAGGGCCTGCTGCTGTGTCAACCGTCGATTCCTCCTTCAGTTTTCGCTCCTTGAGTTCCTGCTGATGCTTCCGCCTCTGCTCGGCGATGCGCTCCCGGTTTTTCTCCCGGTATCTCCGCCCGTATTCCCGAAGTTCTTCCCTGTGTTCTTCCCGGTATCTGGCGTTCTTCTCGTCGAGCCTTTCCTTGTTCTTACGGTAGTAGTCCTTGTTGTATTCGGTCTGCTGTTCCTTGTGGGAGTCCCGGTAGATTTTGTGATACATGTCTAGCTCCGGCTTGTGCGCCGCTCCATACTCCCGCATATAGGCAAGGCGCTTCTCCCGGTTTTCCACATAACGCCGCCGGTTCCGTTCAAGGACCTTCTCGCGGTTCCTGGCGTAATACTCCCGGTCCCGCTTCCGCTTCTTGGTGTCCCGCATTTCCCGGTCGCGGGCGGTGCATTCCATCCATTCCCCAAGGGTGATCTGGTCGTCGTCAACCCAGGCGTCGTAGTCCGCGAGTTCTTCCAGTTCCTCCTGGGTGAATCCCGTTGGCCACGCCCCGCTCATCCGCTGGTGCTGATTGCCCGTGCCGCCTGAGTCTTGCTGATCTTCGTCCTGGGGGGGAAGCTGTAGCGGTTCCAGACCGTTTGCCTCGTCACTCCCAGGAAGGACGCCAGCTCGTCCCGCGTCAGCAGTTCCTTCCCCGGATACGCCGCGTCCAGCCGTTCCAGCAGATCGCGGTAGTCAGGTCGCTCCCTAGCCATTGGTCTCCTCCTTCTGCTGCTTTTGCGGAGGAACAGCTACAATGTCCAGCTTTGCGACAGTCACGCCATAGACCTCCGCCATCTTCGTAAGGTTGGAAACAAGGGGGTTCCCCCTTCCGCTTTCCCACAGCCACAAGGCGACTCTGGTAACTCCAATCTTTTCTGCTGCTTCATTCAGAGACAGACCCGCCTTTTCCCTGGCTTCCCTATAAGTCAAGCTCTCACCTCCCATGTAGTTAAGACTGCCTTGACACGCCTGCGGAATTCTGCTATCATACCAAGTGCCACCTTAATATCGCATAGTAGAAGCCCGCAGACGTGGGGGCTGGTTTTTTGCGCCCTTTATCAAGGTCAACGCCATCTTAACACAGCCTCCCCCGATTGTCAAGACTAAATTGACAATCTTTTTTTGAGGAGTGTGATTTCGTTGACTTCCAAGGAAATTGTAGAATTGATTGAAGCTGAGCTGGAGAAGCAGCACAAAACCAAAGGGGAGTTTTTTGAAACTTGCGGAGTTACACGAGCGCAAATGTCGAACTGGAGGCGGGAAAAGAACTACCCCCAAACGCCGGTCCTCATTACCATAAGCGACTACTTGGGAATTGACCTTTTGGGAAAAAAGGAAGCGCCCCACGCCGATGATGGCGAAGGGCGCTATGAGTCGATGACCGTCGGTAATGACGAAGATGATTCGGAACTTGAAGAATTATTGCAGATTATTCGCTCGATTTCTCCTGATGATCGTCCTCGTGCAAAAGCAATCTTAACTGCTCTAGCGCAGACTTCCGCAGTTCCTTCGGGACCTTCTTCCAAAGCTCAAGAATCTCCTTGATTTCGTTATCATTATCCATATGTATCCCTCCTTCGGGCCAATCATACCATCCGGTTTTGTCGATATAGCTCATAATTTGTCTATACTGTACATTCTTTTCTCTGAAACTGAGTATAGCATATGCCGCTGTCCAATACAATGGACAGCGGGGGACGCATTTGCGACAGGGAGGACACGTTGAACTACGCCAAGCTCTACACCAAACGCGCTGACGGAAGATATCAGGGATACTGGAAGGACGCGGAAGGGAAGCGCCACGCCATCTGCGACCGCGACCCGGAGCGGCTGTATCACCGGCTTGAGGAGAAGACGCTGCCGGAGACCGTCACCTTCGGCGTCATCGCCCGCAGGTGGTATAACGATTCACAGGAGCTGTTGAAGCCTGGAACCTGGGCCATGTACGACGCCCCGTATAACCGGGCGCTGGAGCGCATGGAGGACCGTCCGGCGGCGGAGATCAACTCAGCCGATATCGCATCCCATCTGTCCGACCTCGCGTCAAAGGGCTACGGCGAGCGTTCCCTGAAAGCACAGCGCACCGTCTACAGCCTGATCTACAAATACGCCGCACAGCAGAAGGAATACGCCGACGAGATACGCTACAATCCGGCGGAGATGGCGCAGCTTCCCCGCAAGCGGAAGCGTCCGTCGAAGCGTCAGGCCCCGGCGGAGGACGCCATCGTCCGAATCATTTTGGGCGTCGGCTCTTCCTTCGGCGTCTTCCCGTACCTGCTCCTCTGTACCGGACTACGGCGTGGGGAAGCCCTTGGTCTCCAATGGCAGGATATCGACTTCAAGCGGAACGTCATTACCGTGGATCGAGGCGTCACTTACCGGAAGGGGCTGGTAGAGGTCGGCGATCTCAAGACCGAAGGGTCTCAGCGCCAAGTGCCAATGATGCCCATGCTCCGCGTCGTCCTGGAGCAGCTTCACGCGGCAGAAAAGCCTGGGAAGGAAGATTACCTCTTCCACGGTGAATGCGCGGATAAGCCCTTGTGCGAGGCGACATACCGCCGCCGATGGCATAACTGGTGCAGAGCCAACGGGTTCGCCGCCCAAATCGAAGATGGGAAGACCGTGAAGCGTGGTCTGAAGCATTACAAGTGGGAATATTCCCTGACCGCCCACGTCCTCCGCCACGGTTACGCCTCCCTCTCAAAGTGGGGCGGTCTGGATACCACGGTCATCAAAGACCTCCTCGGTCATGAGAATCTGCGTACAACAGAGCGTTATATCCACAGTCTCCCAGACGCTGAAGACAAGGTATTTTCGGAAGCGTCAGCGAAGATAGAGTCAGAAATCAAAGCAATTATTTCTAGAGCTTCTGCATAAGAACCGCCTTTACTTGATGGCAATCCTGATGGCAAAATCACGCCAAGCCTTGAAATACAAGGGTTTTTATCTGCCTCCGGAGCAGAAGGTCGTGCGTTCGAGTCGCGTCAGGCGTGCCAAGTGAGAAAGCCCCGTAGAGCCTTACAGTACAAGGGTCTACGGGGTTTTTCGTATCCTCGACCTCCAGAATTAATTGATCGTGTACATACAATAATGTCAAACTCAGTCAAAGCATATCAAGCTAATTGATGGCAATTTTGATGGCAATTTTCAGATGATGGCAGACTGATGGCAATGAGAAGCCCCGTCCCACGATTTGCGTGAGGCGGGGCTTTTTTTATTGCTTTCTGTGAATGACGTAGCCACGGCATCCGTACCATCGTTCCTCCAGTCCGTTGGCTCTGATGTCTGCGACCCGCTGGGCGTAAACGTGCTCGTCGAATCCGCACATTACGCAGGCCCTTCCGTTTTTGCATCCGCGCTGTTCGTCCCGGACGCTCCCCGCCCAGTTCCCGTTGATACCGGGAAGGCCCATCATGCAGTTGGTTTCGATGATTTCTCCTGAAGCTTTTTCATAAAGCATTTTTTATTAACCTTTCTTTTTGTTTAATTAAAAATGCTTTATGAAAAAGCTTCAGGAGAAATC